ACAGAGAAAACACCCGCTACGCATCTGAAACGATGGGTAACCCTGACAGCAACACGAGTGTAGCTGGGGGTTGGTACGACGCCGAAAAGGTGCGTTTTCGTTCTGGTAGCCCCGAAAAGATTGGCGGTTGGGCTCGCATTTCTACAAACACGTTTATTGGGTTCTGCCGTTCCTTGTGGAACTGGGTGACCCTGGGCGGCTTAAACTTAATGGGCGTAGGTACAAACGCTAAGTTTTACATTGAGCGTGACGGTTCATACAACGACATCACGCCACTTCGTGCTACTGTAAACCCTATGTTAGGCGCACAACCGCCCGGTACTGGTAATCCATTTGCTGCTACCCTAAGCTCCTCAATCATTACGGTAACCGACGTAGCCCATGGCGGCTCCACGGATGATTACGTAACTTTTTCTGGCGCTGTTGGACTGGGTGGTGATATTACCGCCACGGTTCTTGACGCCAATTTTAAAATTACTGTTATAGATGCTAACACCTACACAATTGATGTGGCCCCTGTGGTAGCTATTGCGGCTGACGTTTCGGGTTCTCCCGGCGGCGGCGCGGCAGTTATTGCTTACTATGAAATCCAATCTAGTCCAGCAGTTCAAGTTCCGTTAGCCGGTTGGGGTGGCGGTTCATGGGGTACAGCAGCGTGGGGTGTTGGTGGCACGAGCAATACTACGTTAAGACTATGGAGCCAAGCCAACTTTGGCGAAGATTTAATCTTTGTTTATCGTGGCGGCGTTATGTACTACTGGGACGCCACTGCTGGCTTAACAACTCGGGGTGTTCCGGTAACTAGTCTCGTAGGCGCATCAAACGTACCGGTCATTGTAAACAGTGTGTTTGTGTCAGATACAAGCCGGTTTGTGTTTGCGTTTGGCGCTAACGATTATTTGTCGCTTACACCCACTGCGTTAGACCCTATGTTTATTCGCTGGTCTGACCAAGAATCGGTAACTGATTGGACACCTAGTCCAACCAACCAAGCCGGTAGTATTCGTTTGTCTCATGGCTCAACAATCCTTACCGCCATACAGACCCGTCAAGAAATTGTGGTGTTTACGGACTCAACGATCTATTCTTTGCAATACCAAGGCCCTCCCATAGTGTGGAGCTCACAGTTGTTGGGCGATAACATCTCCCTCCAAGGCCCCAATGCTGTTGCAATTGCCTCCGGTGTTGTTTACTGGATGGGCGTAGACAAGTTCTACAAATACGATGGCCGGGTACAAACCCTACGTTGCGACGTACGCGAATACATTTTTAGCGATATCAACACATCGCAAAACTTGCAGGTGTTTGCAAGTACCAGCGAAGGCTTTAACGAAGTTTGGTGGTTCTACTGCACGGCGACAAGTAATACTATCGACCGTTATGTTGTTTACAACTACAGTGAAGACATCTGGTATTACGGCACAAACCTCGGGCGCACCGCTTGGATTGATTCAGGTTTACGCAGTTATCCTGTTGCGGCCACATATAGCAACAATCTTGTTTTTCAAGAGGACGGGGTAGATGACAACGAAACTGGGACTCCCGCCCCAATCGTATCCTATATTGAATCTTCGCAGTTTGACATTGACGATGGTCACAACTTTGGTTTCATCTGGCGGGTCTTGCCTGACGTAACTTTCAGAAATTCTTCGGCGGTCGTTACCCCGCAAGTTACGTTGACTTTGACCCCGTTCCAGAACTCAGGTACAGGCGCTAACGTTCCAACTTCTACAGCGGGCACGAACACAGCCAGTGTTGTTCGTACATCTGTTGCACCGGTTGATGAGTTTACTGGTCAGGTTTACATGCGTGTCCGCGGCCGTCAGATTACATTTCGAATTGAGTCCAACACTCTTGGAACTCAGTGGCAACTTGGCGCACCACGTATTGATATCAAACCAGATGGCAGACGAGGTAACACATGACGTACGTTATTACCTCTCAAAATCCGCTTAACGAAGTTGCTGCGCCAAGCTTGCCGTTGGCTACGACGTTATACAGCCAGCAGTACCAAGATCAGCTTAACAACGTTTTACGTTTGTATTTCAACCGCCTAGACTCGCTTTTTAGGCAGCTTGAAGCGGATGCTGATACATCCCGGTTGCGTGTACCCTACGGCGCGTTCTCAAGCGATCAGGATCAAACAACAACAGCTAATACAGCTACGTTGATGACGTTGAACACTACTGACTTTACCAACGGCGTCACTATTGCAACTTCTAAAATTACGGTAGCAACCGCCGGTATTTACAACTTGCAGTTTAGTGCTCAGTTCCAAAACACAGACAATGCTTTTCAAGACGTTTATATTTGGTTAAAACAAGGCGGTGTAGATATTCCGGGGTCAACAGGGTTTGTATCTATTCCAAACAAACACGCCGGTACAGATGGACACTCAATTGTTGGGTGGAACTATTTTTTAAGCATGACGGCAAACGATTACGTTGAGATTTATTGGTCCGTGCCTGATCCCGCGGTGACCATCCAACACCTTGCCGCTTCCGGCACGCCTACTAAGCCGTCTACGCAGTCGGTGGTGGCTACAATGTCTTTTGTTTCGGCTTTGCCTTAAGGTATAGACATGTGGATTGAAACTGAATCAGGTGGATACGACGACGGCACAATTGATGATGCCGGGTTTAAAGACCTAATTACCCAAAACATTGCTGACCCCAACGCTGTAGCAAACTTTGCTAAGCAGTACAACTACGGGCTAAAAGACGTAACTCGCGCTACAGGTTACGGCGAAGCAGATATTCTTGGATACTTTAACCAAGCAAAAATCACTCCTTGGTGGGCTACTCCAGCCGCTCCCCCTGCCGCGGTAACTCCTCCCCCAAGCCGTTACAACATTTCCTCTCCTGCTACACAGGCCACAGTAACTGCCGCACAAACACCAACAGGCGGTATTACCAATGTTGCAACTACACCGACACCGCCACCGGGCGGCATCGCGGGCGAGTCGGCGGAAGATAGATTTCTGCAAAGCCAAGCAGACGCTCAAGCCGCAAACATTGCCGCAAACAAGGCTGATACTGGGTATAACTATGCCAAGCTGGTTAGCGATGCTTACGCCAGAATTGGGCGTACCGGAATTGGTACAAATGCAAACCAAATTGACCAAGCGGGTTACGACAACTTTATAAACTTGCTCAAAACTGGACAGGTTGCGCCAGAAGATTTTGACGCAACGTTTCAGGGCGCGGTTAGCCGTTACATGGCGGACAACCCAAACGACAAATACTCTCAGTATGTAAAAAGTTACTACGGTCCGTACCTTGCGGCAAACCCAGATGTAGCCGCCGCTTATGTTAGAAACAGCAATGGCATGACGCCTGAGCAGTACGCGCAATACCACTACGATAACTATGGAGCCGATGAAGGGCGTGACTCTCCCGGGTCGTTAAAGTTTAGGACAAGCGATGCTTTTAAGAACGCGCTAGACTTAAAAAACGGTATGTTTTTAGCTCCCGACGGGAGAGTTTTCTATGGGGATGGAAGAGAAGATAAAAATGTCGGTGTAGCTGGAAACCCTAACGTAGTAAAACTAACAAACCAGATTCTTGGGCAGAACCTAACTTCTAAATGGAAGGGCGAAGGTTGGGGCTCGGCGCAAGCAAACGCGGCGGCCATGGCAAGTTCTATGGCCAAAGCTGGTATTACCGACATCAATGATTTCGGTAGAGTTGCAACGTATGAACCTGTTGAGCTAGTAGGCGGTGTGTATGGAAGATACGACAGCGAAGGAAACTTTAGCCCTGTTGATATAAATACAGTAATAAGAGACAAGTCTGGTAACTTAGTGTCCGCCACAGGTTCAACGTGGGGTAACAAGAGAACAGGCCAACTAATTGATCGTCAATTTGATGCTCAAGACGGCGCGGACGTTTTTACTGGAACTACCGCGGGTTCTGGTAACACTGCTTTCCGAGCTCAAATAGGGGCAGATGGAAAGCCGTACTTCTACACCACCTATGCGTCGTCAAATACGTTAAAGAAAATATTGACAGACCTAGGCCCACTTGGGCAGATTGGTCTTGCGCTTGCTACCGGTGGTTTGTCTCTTCCCCAGCAGATTGCCGCAAACTTTGCATTAAAGATAGCAAGCGGCGACGACATAAAATCTGCCGTTACAGGCGCTGCTGCATCCTACCTTGGGTCGCTTGTCCCCGGTACGGAGTTCATGAAAGATACTACATCGTATCTAAATGGAATTGATCCAACTGGTCTGTTAGCAAAATCGTTTACAGGCGCGGCCGTCAACACAGTTCGTGGAGCTCTCAACGGGCAGGATTTAGTTAAAGCAGCTTTGGATGGCGCAAGAAGCGGTGGTATCACCGGCGCAACCGATTCAATTACAAATTCTTTTGGCACTGACTTTACAAGTCTTCCTGCGTCGGTACAGAAAGGTATTAAGAACACC